GTCTACTACAATTGTCACTAAACGATCTTTATCTGATTTACGAACTCCTTCTACAATTGTTTCAATCGTTTCAAAGATCTCTTCAATTGTTTCTAATGGAACATAAAGCATTGTTTTCAAATCAACGCCAATCGCCGTTAGGAATTCAGAACTCGTAGCAGATTCTGTATCAATATAAACAGCCAACCCACCCTTCTTTTGCGTTTCTGCTAAGGTGTGTGCTGCTAATAATGATTTACCAGATGCTTCTAATCCGGTAACTTCAGTGATCCGTCCCACAGGAAACCCACCATAGGGACGGTTTGAAATTGCTAAATCAAGCATCGAGCAACCTGACGAAATCCACTCTGATACATTGCTTGGAGAATCTTCATCGCCATCTAAAAAGAACGCAGTCTTAAGATTTTGTCCTTTAAATTGCTTGTTAATACTATCTGCTAATGTATTTGCTAGACTGTCTTCTAGTTCCAGTTTACTTTTACTCTTTGCCATGTAGACTCCTTATTAATTAAATAAATCATTAAATGCTGATGCAACATCCTCAACTTTACCTGCAATTGGTTTTGCGGTTTTTTCAGGTGCTGCTGGTGCTGAAGTTTCTTCTTCTTCAACATCTGAATCTGCATTCTCTGGATTCATCCATTCTTTAAGAGCATTTTCAAGTTCTTCATAAGTTGGTTCAGGGAATAAATCAGTGATTACTGGTTGATTCATAATTTTCTCTGCAATTGCTTTATCTTCAGTTGCAGGTTGTGTGTTTGGTTTAACACGAATTGCTGTTTTAGGGAAAGCTCCGCCTTCAGCTGGTGTAAATTCTACGTCAATATCACGACCATTCATTAAGTCGGTAATATCACCATAATCTGCATCTGAGATAATTGATAAAAGCTCAGTGTAGATTTGTTTACCGAATCCCCAGAATTTAACTCCTTCAGATTCTTTACCACGAACGATTACAGGAACATAAGTTCTCATTTTCGGTTCAATTTTGCGACCCATTAGCCATTCGTCTTTGTCACCAGTTTTCTTAAGTTTGTCAGCAAACTCTACAATTGGATCTGCATTACCAAATGTGATAGGAGATAACATAGATCTCTTACCGATGTCGTAATGGAAATAAAGTTCTAAAAATGGATTGTCTTTGCGATGAACGTAAGGTACAATTCTTACTCGCGTTTTGCCTGCTTCAGGTTTCCACAAATTTTGTTTTTTGTCATCAGATTTGTTTAACTGATTCAACTTCGCTTTGATAGCGTCGAGGTTAAGTGCCATAAGTGCTCCTTTGTTAATTAAGTAAATAAAAATATAAATTATTAATTATAATATAGATAATTAATGGGGTAAATCAAAGTAATTAGTTAAGTTTTTTTGTTTTTATTTTAAATCCATGTTATAATATTTTTTCATAACATTTTTAATATATGCGGGTGGAATTTTAGAATCTGTATCCATCATTATCATATATGCAACACCTGCTGCTGAATATGACTGATTGGCATCTTCTAAATAACTTTTATATACATATTCTGCAAATCGTTTATCCGATTCTTCATTTTCTTTAAGTATGTTTTTTAATTTTATCATAATGTTATTTCCGTTGAATCTGGATATCCGTTGTTGTTTTGATCTGTATCTTGTGAGTCTTTAAGTTTCCAATGATTTAACATTTTGTTAGGTCCAAAGAAATAATATTTTGTATTAGCGTTAAGTGTGCGGCCTTTCATACCATATTCCCACTTCGTAGTACCTACTCCTTTAAGATTGGTAATTGCTATACCTTTAGAGTCAATCTTTACAATTGTACCAGTTGCTCTAGGATCTTTGTCTTCACCATACCACTCTACTGCATCACCGATCTTTGCGTCTTTTGGATCAATAAAGAATTTGTTTTTAGCTGTAACGTTTTTATTGAAATCACCCATTAATGCAGATAAAAACCCTCCTTGTTCTGATATTAAGTTTTTTAATTTTATCATTTCAACCTTTATACTATAATAAATATCATTTCCAAGAAATTTTCTTGAAGAACGTCAATTCAATAACACGATATCCGGCTTCATCAGTAAGTATAAATGAATTTTGATAAATACTCCAATCTAATTGGAATGTCTTATCTAATACGCCATTGTTAACTGCTTTTATAATTTGATTAAGTGCATTAACTGTATACAATGTATTAGTTTCTTTTTTACGGTGAATGCTAATTGTATTCTGTCCGCGTTGCGTTCCTGCATCTGCATTATATGTGCAATATAAATTGTCTGCAGATTCTGCATTTGCGAATATGAAAATTCGTTGTTCTGGAATGATGTAACTTTGCTGTATGTATTCTGTTACTATGTTTAAATCTGATCTATGTGCAAAAGTGCAAAGTAATTGTGTTTTCAATATTAATCCTCATATAATTCTAAATCGCTATCATTTTCAACATCCTCAGGAATAATATCTTTTTCTATAATTCGTATTTTACCTGCATCAATTACTACGTAACGGAAATCGCTTGTTACATTTACTCTATCTCTTCTAAAAACAATGAATTGTAAATCTTCTCCTACAATTTGATCAACTGCTTGTTGCAAATCTACATCTAATTCGCTAGGATTACGTACATATTTTAAACGTCGCAATTCAGCGTTAATATATGTTATATCTTGACTTCCATCATCAATTGGTTTGATAACAATTGAACCATCACTTAATTTAGTCATTGGCTGAATTGATAATTCAACCGGAGTTGCATTCGGACCACGTAAAATAACGTTAGTGTATCCTTGTATTTCTGAATTTATTGAATTTGCTTCTCGATAAAATTGATCTAAATACATTTTATCTTTCATATTCAAATTACCTGCTAAGATAAATTCTCGGCGATTATCTAAATATGCAACTGCATCTAATAATTCCTGATGAAAATATTTATGGAAATTAAATTTTGGATTTTCCATAGTACCTCGCAATTGATCTAAACGTTTCAATGTGGTTACAATTTCATCCCAAAATTTAAATCTAGTAACACTACCTTTTGTTCCTAATCGTATTGATTTTGATTTTCCAATTCGATAATCTTTTACTTCAAATTTTTGGTTATTTGATAATAAGTCAAATGATTGGCCACCACCTTGAGCTTGTGCGCCGCGGAATGCTGCAGCTAAAAATATTTCACCTTTACCCATTCCTTTTGGTTCTAAATTGAACATTTCAAATCCAACGCCAGATCTATAATTTACTGCATTAATGGTTTGTTCGTTGATATCATTTCCTGAATATAATAATTCAGCAAACTCCGATGCTCTTTCATATGAAAGTTTATTTAAATATTTCAATGTAATTGCATCTGCTTCAACCGGCAATAAACTTAAAAATTGTTTAAAATCTTCAATTTTATTTGCTTCAGTAACTGCATCAATTAATGGTGCATTCTGTATAGAGTTAAGTTCAATTGATTCTGTGATAACTTGATTTCGTAAACCTTGCGCGCGTTCTACAATTTGTCGGGCATACTCTGGAGTAACTTTTGCAGTTTCTAAAATTACGTTGTATAATACTTCGTAATCTTTACTACATGTAGGATAACCCTTGGGCAATCGGAAACACCACTCTGTTAAAATTAAATCAATGTTCATAAAGATATAGTTTTTATTTTATCATAAATATTGCCAACTTTACATTTTACCGGAAAGTTGCCTTGCTCTAATACTTCTTTGATATTAGGTAGCAATTCTTTTGCTTCAGTTATGGGTACATCAAATAATACTGAATCATATGTATAAAGTATCATAACCGTTTCGCGTTCTTTTAATATGTCTTGTACTTGTTGTAATTTTTGTACGGATACTTCTGTTTCTGTTGCTTGCAAATAGTAATTAAACAATTTATTTGCTGTCATATTTTTTACCATATCCTTGGTAATAGGTCGTTTCAATATCGGTGTTTCAATACGTCCTTTTGCTTTCCATTTTGCCCAAAGATCATATACAAATGTATTTACCTTTTGAAAGAATGGAATTGATAAAAATTCGGAATCAATGCCTCCATATAACAATCGAAATGTTATTTGTTTGCTTTCATCTCGTTGTTCGTCTGTTAATTCATCAGTGCCAAAATAAAATCTACCTAAATAATCATGTATAGATGATGTAGGTAAATCATAACCAATTAAACGTGCAATCAATCTAACGTGATATGAATCGAAATCCATTTCAACTAATGCGCCATTTGCAAACCTACTACAAAATGCTGCTCTCGTACCATCTTCTTTGTTCATTGCCGCAAAGTTGAATCCTCGATATGCATTACTAGGTCGACCGGTCATTGTATAATAATTATACTGCGAATAAACACGACCATCTTTAATCAATTCTGGCATTCTAAATTCATCTGTTACTTGCAAACCTTGCTTTTCAATCATTGCAAATACTTGTGGGTATTGTGCATTGAATTGCAAATATGATTGTGTCTGTTCTGCATTCATACACATTGGCCAAGCATAATGACGAATCTTTTGACACATTGCTAAATGTTGTTGCATTGGAACAATTGCATTAACTTGAGCTAAACCATGATGCCGTCTCCAATAAAATTGATGAGCAGCTGTTGGATAATGTCCTTCATCATATGCTTCATTATATGTATACCACCACAATGCCTTCACATCCAATACAGACCCATTACCTCCTATTTGAAGCCACTGCTTCTTGTCATGAACAAAGATATTCTCCAATTCTAAAAAAGCACTTACATGTTCAGGGAAGCCCCTTAGTTGTTCAGTATGACGAATAGGAATCAATCTTTCTATATCATCTTCCGTATAAATGTATATTGCGCACAACGGATTGATACTTGCATGAAGCGATGGACTACAAAATATGGGCACTAACAAAGTTTTGCGACCTTGTATGTACTTAATTGTACTCAATACATCTTCTATACAATCCACTATCATTATGGATATAATAAGAAAAATTTATCAAGAATCCAATCCGTTGATGTCTTTCGGTGCAACGAAATCAATGTCAGTATAATATTGTGTAGGATTTTGTAGCAATGCAGATATCTCCGGCATTGTTAATTGTGCAGTTTGAATTGTTTGTATGTTTTGTGCAGCAACACTTAAAACAGTTGCACCATTTTTTGTTTCAGTAGTAAGTGGACCTGTTATTTGCCATTTCAATGATGTGCCAATATATAGATTGCGATCTATTTTATTAGACTGCCATTCCGTATATTGAGCTGAATCAATTTCAATAAGTTCTGGTTGATTGTATTTTTTTAAAAAATAACGTGTAATGAATCCTGCTGTTCTATCACTTACTGTAATTGTTGGAAATACTTTAATAGGACTTTGAAATGCTGTTTGAATTGTTTTCAAAGTTTTATATTGTTTAGTTGCAGGATTTTCTAGTACAATTGGAAACAATTGTTTGGATGTTTGAGCATTCCATTCCGTTTGCGTAAAAACTTCACCGGTGGTATAGGTGTGATATGGGCCTACATATTCCGTTTCATTTTCAAGCATCCATTGTGAACCAGTTGTATACAAATTATTTGTTATTTGGTTCGGAGTATAATGTAATCTACGTCTCATTATTTTCCTTTAATTCTTATTCTAGGATTACATTTAACTTGTGTAGTCCATTCACCTTCGTTTGATACAGCGTGAGTGATGCCTAAAATAGTAAACACAAAAGATTCTGTATAACGTTTTGGTAAACCATCAAAACTCAAAACATCTCCATATTTTAATCCATTAATTCCATCAATTGTAAATTCTAATTCCATTGGAAATATAGATTTATTTAGTTGCATCGAATCCTCTATATTCGGAGTAAACCATGTAACATATTTAGCTAAAATATCTTGCAATTTTTTTATGGTTTCAGGATCTACTGGCTTTTGAACTTTTTCATATTTTATATCTGATAAATTTATACTAGTTTCAGTATATTTTCGTTTCCAATCATTAGCTAATTTAGTTCTAGTTTCGCCATCTGCATAAATATATGGATTAAATGCTGTTTGTTTTTGATTTCCAGTATCCCATGAGTCAATTCCAAATATCATGTTTTTTACGCTGTTTGGAACATTAGATGTCAATGAAAAATCTCGAACGACCGATCTACCCGTTTTCGTTGCAAATGCCGGCAATGTAAATTCAAAAATATTGACATTCGTTTTTACATAATTTGCATCACAATAAATCAAAGCATCTGATATAAGTGGATCTTGTACTAATACCATGTTAATTGCATTACCTGTATTAATACGTATTGCGTCACTTAAATGTATTAATAAATTTTTAATAGTTGGATCATCTTTAATATCAGTAATAATTTTTCTAATTAGTTCTATATTAATATAAATACGAGATGGATATGCATCAGTACCGTCCGAAAATCCGGGAGATGCTGCATTTGCAGATGTTATATTTGGTAACCATTGTCTTGTTTGCGTATAGCCTCTAGATTTAGCCAATTCGGTACTGTGATCCCAGGAATATGTATCAGATTGAATATCAGCTTTGCCGCGCCATAACAATACATTTTGCGGATCTGCGGATACTAATTTTTCATATAAATTGCTTTTACAAATTGTATCATTACATGTAATACTAGCACCGACTTGTTCCATTAATTTGCTATTAATAAATTGAATCAAATAACCTAATGACATCATACGTTCTGTACCTGGTGTTGTACTATTACCGATAGTATATGGAATTCCAACTAATATTCCCTGATCAGTTGTGCCGTTAGATAAAAATTCAAATTCAGTTATATTGTCTTTTTGTTTTGCAGCAATAACTGTATTTATTTCATCACTTAACAATGTATATAAATTGCCAACTTGATTTGCAGGTTTTTCTTCAGTTTCAGTTGGTTGTTTTTCGTTTTTAATATAAACACCTATATCTGCATATGTATTACTAGTCCCTATTGCTTCAAATGTCAATGAAATAGAACCATCTGCATTATATGAATATGAAAAGGTAGATATGCGTCCTTGAAAATAAAATTCATTCATTTTACGTAAATTACTTAAATCTACATCTGGATATTGTTTTTTTAAGAAATCGGTTGATGGAAGTCCATCATCCTGTAAAAGAGGACTCGATGATAATATTGCAGAATCTGGCATTACATATATGATTCGTACGTAACGTCCGGGTTTACAATATACTTGTTCCATTTCTTCTAAATCAGTATCAGCATCTGATATTAATATTGATACAGATGCTTTGTTTATATATGATTTAGATTGATCATTAATTGCAATTGATACATCCGTAATGATTGGGGGGATTCGATTAGCCGGTCTAACTTTATCATTTAAATATCCGAATTCACTCGATGGCATATATGCATTACCACGTACGGAAAAGCCTCCTAATAATCCAAAGCCTTGTTCTGTTTTCATAATCGATTGACCGGGTTTTGGTTTACTATCAAATGCTTCAATCTGCACATTCGTTATTTTACCAAGCATATAATCTAATGCTTTAGTAGTTCTATTTGCAGTACCGGCAGCGCCACGTTCAATCAATTCATCTTGAACTGATTTATTTACTTGTGAATAAAATATTGCACTCATCTATTTGTATTTAATGTTTGTGTTTGTTGATCAATTGATGCTATATCTGGTATTCGTAATAATGAATTTGTAGGAACATACATTGAACCTTTTCCTAAACCATTTGCTGCTGCTATAGCCCACCATAATGTTACATCATTATAAAATGCATAAGCTAATAGATCTAAACGCTCAACCGTTGTTGTTCGTATATAAGTATCTGTTGTAGACACTTCCGGTGTTGGCAATATGATAGTAGCTTTGCGACGTTTGCCGTTACGATCTAATATAGTTGCTGAGTTTTGATATCTATTCATGATTTAGTTCACCTTCTTCCAATTGGTAAATTACTTAATTGATTAGCTATTTCTGGATCGACTGGCTTATTATCCTTAATAGTGGTAGGACTTACCGATGTTGGATTTTCTTTTCTGCCTCTCTCACGTTTTATTTTTATGTTCTGATCAGTTCCTGGCGTATCACTTAACCAATTATCGCCCCCTTCTTGTGGCGTACCATTACTAGAGAATGATTTAGCCAATGAATAAAACTTGCCGCCTTTTTCTGGAAGCCAATCTGTTAATACATTTAATCCTAAAGAAACTGATATTTTATGCGGAGCTTGCATCATCGTAGGATCTTGTTCAACGTTAATTTCCCATGTTGTGTCTGCATCGATAAATGTATATGCTAAACTATTTATAATTACTGGTTGTTGTACTAATAAATCACCGATTGTCATTCGCATCCACGGTGATTTCATTGCAATTGTATCTGCAGAATAATCTGGTGTTGTATATCCAGCTAATGCATTCAATTTTCGGTATATAGGTTTCATTTCATCACGCGATGTAGCATAAATAGTAAATGATAAATTTACTTCGCGAGAATATCCCGTATATGTATAATTTGGATCAGCTCTACCAATCATAGGAACTGCGGTCCAACTCGGCGAATGTGTATCTGAGAATGAATCTATTATTGCTCGGAATACTATGATATCATCAGCATCATCTTTATTTCCAGCATTTAATTTAGGACCAGTAAAATAAAATTTTATAAAATCTCGAGTTAAATCAGTTGATGATATGAAATCATTAAAACCTTTCCATTTTTCAGTACCAGCAAACCATTGAGGTTTCCATATATATGCATCTTTTAATTTTCGTTTACTAAAATCAATAACTGAAATTTTATCTCCAAGAAATTCAGTTCCTCGCTCAATTGGATTGTTAGTTGGTACCCATTTTCCATCAGCAGGTTTAGTACCAGATTTCCAACGGGTAGCTACATTGCTTCTAATAGTAAAGTCTCTTCGAAGTGCTTCCGGAGACCCTTGATTCCCCCAACCATATATAGATTCTAAATTGAATGCTGTATAAGCTCCACCTGGGATCACAGATGCAGCTGCATACAACGAACTAACTGTTGTGCCTCCTGCATCAGAATTAAATGCTCCGCGGGATGCTGCTGATGCGCCATCTAATCTTATATTGTCTATATTGAATATATTACCTTTGAAAGATCGAAAATCTTTGTATTTAGTTAAATTCCAATTGATCAATTGTTTTTTTCGTTCAAAGGGCATTATAGCATATGGTTGATCTAAATTGTCACCTCGTTGATCATTGTTTCCTTTTTTAAATAACGTTGGTATCAATGGCGATAATTGTGATAATATTGGATTTCCAATACCCGAAAATCCGCCAGCAGCGGCTCTAAGCCCTACTTTTCCGAAAATTGATCCCGGTACAACGTTTCCAGTGTTTTGAACAATATCGAAACGATTTACATATGTAGATCCAGGTTGATTATTTGTTGCTGGATCAATTTCGTCACGATTAAATTTGTCCGGAGGTGTTGTTATTGTTATAGTATCTTCATATAATGATTGAACTGGAACATTAATGGATCCAGGAAATATGGTATTTCCGTATTCATTAGGACTAATGCCATTATTCGTTGTAGGAAATGTAGTATTACCATACAGAATAGGACTAGTATTACTAGTAGATGTGGGAAACGTAGTACCACCATATGGATTTTGGTATGTCCAATTGTATATTCCTGTTTGTGTTGGCATCTTTTATATCTCGTTTCTTATACTATATTAGTATTATTAAGTTGTTGTCCTTGGCGAATTTGCAAACTAGATCGTATTTTATCGCCATCAAATACATTTGTAACATGAAATGACATTCCTTTTAATGCTGCTATTACAGCCGATGTATCTCCGCCACCTCGATTTGCTAAAGCTTGTCGTGCATTAGGCATTGCAATTATATCATCATCTGGGTCTAATGCAAAAGATCCTTTTGGACCTCGTACGATATTGCCGGTACCGCTACCTGGGATAAAAATATCTCCTTCTGCTGTTGCTGCTGTTGTTCCGGTGCTTTCACCAATCGATCCTTTAGATCCATCGATATTGCCTGTAGTTATTAAGTCAAATGCATCTTTTATTGTTTTCACAAACCCGCCGGTGCCAAAGACAAACTTTACGAACTCACTATTTTCAAATGATTTTACTAACTTGTCGGCATTAGTTAATGCAGCGGTTTGCATTTTTGCACCTATTTCTGCTAATTTAATAACTTGCTCTTCCATTTTTTCTGGTGTGCCGTAAGCGGATAATAATTCTTTAACATATGCTTGTTGTGCGTCATCAGCTAATATTTCTTTTTGAGTACGTTGGTCAGCTAAATCAACTTGTTCTTGTAATGATGTAGTAATCTTTGCATCATTGTTTGTTTGTTGGTTAAATAATCTTTCAGAAATTTCTTGATTTGCTTGTAGTTGTTGATATGCTCCAAATAATTCGTCTTTACTTAATCCAAACATATCTGCAACTTGGTTGGCTAAATAAATATTATCTTTTAATTTCTCACCATTTTTTCCTAAAAAATCAGTTAATAAATCAACTTGTTTATTTGCATCTTGTTGTATAGCTGCTTTTTGTAATTCAGCAGTTAAACTTTCTCCAGAAGTGGTTGTTAATTCTTCTCCTGATAAAATTTGGTATTCAATCTCTGCCCCAATTGCTTTTTCTATATCCAACATGCCCTCAGCAACACCTTGAACTTTTTCTAATGATAAACCCAATTGTTTAGATTTTAATACAGCTAAACCTAATTGTTTTGGATATTGACCCATTGTAGCTTGAATTGAAGCTGGCAATGATCCTAATCCTTCAACCAAGTCAGTAATTGCACCGGTATAAAATTCAGATACTTCTTGGGCCAATTGTGCAACTGCATCACCGCTTTTTATAAATTGATTAGCTAAATTGCCTTTTTGAGATTCTTTATTTGCAGTTACTTGAAATTTTAAAAATCCTTGAAATGCATCATCAGATACTTTTAGTTTATTTCGTATTAGATCTGTTTCTTTTGAAATCTGTGTAGTAAATGCTTCTCCTTCTCTAAAGAACTTTGCTTGTCCAGCAAATGTTTTATTTAAGTCTACTAAATATGTTTTTAATTTATCAGAATTAGCACCAATACTTTTACCTAAACTATCAAATTGCTGACCTAATCTTGCAGCTTCTCTTGTACTAAGTTTAAATCCAGTTTGTACTTTGTAATTTCGTTCTTCTAATACATTTAGTTTTTCATAAACATCTTGTGCTTGTTTAGCTAAAAAACCAAATACATTTTCGCGGGCAATGTCTTGGCCACCTTGTTTATATGAATCAAAAATACCCTTCAGCTGTTTTGCTACATCGCCTAATGGATCGCTACCTTGTTTAGGTTGCATTTTCAAATGCTTAATTAACTTTAACTGATTTTCTGATTGCATCGTTTTCAATTCCATTTTATATAAATATTTACAATGGAGATTTTACGATGTTTGGTTTAGACTTCTTTTTTCTTCTAGCTTGGTCTGCTGCATATGCAGCATCGTCTTGCATTTTATTTATTTTCGATATCCAAAATCTACGAATATATACTGGCATATTGTATAATGTATTCCAGTCCCATCTACCAGCGCCATGCCATACTAAATTAAAAAGGCTTTCATGAAGTGTTACTCGATCTTCTGGTTTAAAACCAAAAAAAGTCTGTTCCAAGCGGAAACCCTGCTGTGAAGGTGCCTCCATTTTCACCTTCAAATTCATATGACATTAAAATACTAGGTGTATTCTCTACAATATATTGTCTGAATTTTTTTGATTCAATAGCTAAGAATTTGTAACGAATGAAATCGCGAATATCATCTATTTTTCTAGAATCATTGATTTGACATATTGTTTTTTCTAAAAATTGTGAAATTTTCATATCAGCAATATCATCGCTATTCAATAAAAATTTAAATTTTAAAACTGTATTATCAGGTAATACATATTCAAATTCACCATTATCATCTGATTGCAAATTAAATTCTGAATTTTTTAATTTAGTTAAATCAACTACACGTTTTAATTCAGCTTTTGTATCCGGGTCAATTACTATGACATCATAATCTTTTCCATAACTTAGAATACGTGCTGCAATGATCAAACCATTTTTGTCAATTTTTGTAATAGTTGAATAATCAACAGGTGTTACAATTAATGCTTCTAATAATTTGTCTAAAACTACGCCTTCGCGCATATAAGATGGATTAGTTAAAATATCCTCATCATATGCTGTCATGTAACGCATTTCTATAGTTCCGTTACGAAGTGGATGATCTATAGGATACATCATTCCGTTACTTACTAATTTGATAATTTCTGATGGGATTGTACTACGCTTTTGTTGCTCGTATTGAGCCTTTGCTAATTGTACTAAATCTTGATTTGCAATTCGGTCTGTCATTCCACTCATTTAAACTCCTATAACTTTATTATAAATATGTGCGAACATAAAAAATGGGGGTGTTTAGCCCCCATATAAATGCATTCTTAGTATTGTAATATTGCGTAATCGTATTTCAATGTCAACTCAATTGTTACAGCTTCTTCTGTTCCCCAATCCATTTGACCAAAATTTGCTTCAGAGATAAAAGCACCTTGCAATGTCCAGTTTTCAATCTTCTCACCTAATGCAGATAATGAATAAAATTCTATATTGCGTTTGTAATCTGATGAATAACCATCGCGACCTGTTAATGATTCGTGGTGGAAACGTACCCATTCCATTACATTTTGTGCACCTTCACTTGTAATAGGATCATACAATGTGATAGAAACATCATTCCAACGGCTTTTTCCTTTAACCTTGCGGTCAACGTTGATATGATCTAAAACAATCTCGCCATTTGTCATTGATGGACGAGCTGCTGCTTTAATTAGATATGCAGGTATATTTGTTCCAGCTAATTGCATGATAAATCTATTAGCATATTTCGGTTCCCACGAAAATGCACTATCAAATAAATCACTTTGGCTAATATCTGGTAATGTTGGTGTTAATGCCATTATGTTCCTCTTTTTGTTTTATATAAATATCGGCAAAGTAAAAAAGGTAGAACCTAAGTCCTACCTTTCTTAAAAATGTTTATTATTCTACTATACCGGGAAACTTGCTCCTGTTGGTTGAATATTGAAATCAAGAATAATAAATTCCGCAGTGCGGGTTGGTTGAAGGAATATTTGACCATATAAAATATTTTGATCAATTAAGTCCGGTGTGTTATTTGATTGATCCATAACAACACGGAATTGATATAATCCTTGTTTTTGTTTCACCATATCTAAATACGGATTAACAATTGACAAGAATCTCAATCTCGTTGCATCTGTATTTTGTTCGAATACTAAATAGCGAGTTGAAGATGCAATATATTTCTTAACAGCAATCAACAAACGACGTACATTTACGCGGTCTAATGCACTTGGACGAGCCTGTAAAGTCTTTTGACCCCAAACAACTACTCCTTCATTAGGGAAGTTCGCAATAGGGTTAACACGAGCATTATACAATGCATCGCGGTCAGCTTGTGTCAAATTGGTTTTTGTAGCACTAACTGCTGTTAAACTACCACGATTCAAACCAGCTGGTGCATACCATGGATTTGCATTTTGATCTGTAAATGCTAATACTCCAGGAAGCATTACTGATGGTGGAACAAACATTGCTACACCTGTATCAGGACGACGAATTTGAAGCCATGGCCAATAAGTTGCAGTATAGCTACTATCCAATGTTGAAACTTGATTAATTACGGTTGTAATTGAATCTGTTGCTGCATTTGAATCCATTACATAGAATGTGTCTTGACGATTTTCTGCCAATTGACGTGCTGCATTTGTTACAATTGGGTGAAGACTTTGAATGATACCTGGTGTAACAAGTAAATTCATATCATAGTAATCAGTATTGCTTAACAATGCAAATGCTTTATTATAAGCCGTTGTACCTGCCGATGTAGTTGAGTTACATGCAAATCCAAATGTATTTGCTGCAGTAATATTCTCTCCGGAATATTTTTTCAAGTTAGGTTTAGCTCCATCGAAGCCACCTTGCATTGGTACAATGAATTTACGTGTTGACAATGCAACGTTGGTAGACATAGTTGAACCTGTCAATGCACCTTGCAATGAATTTGAATATGGTGCAGATGATGGGAAGCCCAATGCTGCATCTTGACTCACATCTCCTAAATAGAAATCTGAATTGCTACCAGTTGTTGATCCAGATGTTGGAGTTGGAGCTAAATAATTCAAGTTGTTTGTTACTGAAAAATTAAATCCAAAATAAGTATTAGTATTAATACCTGTCGAACCTACTTGTGTAGTTGTATATGTTACTGGTCTAAGATTGAATGATGCAGATGCATTTGGAATAGGAGATGTAACAGCACGGAATCCAAATGGAATCAATGCATTGTTATTTGTTTTATTCTTAACTGCATTTGTTACTTCTACTCGTACATATGAAGATAAATTTTCATAATCTCCAGAAATTGTTAATCTACCATCATTGTCAATTGTTCTAACTTTATCACCAATAACACGTGCAATATAACGAGGTGATGTTGGATCTAAGTTTACATTTGTATATGTTTCAATTGCAGGTGAACTATCTGTATCAGTTACTAAACCATAATAAGGTTGAGCAGCTGGTAAATTTGCGTTGTTAACTCGACGAATCTCAACTGTAAACGTTGGATATTCTCCTGATATTGCTTCTGGTAAAGTTACAATGTCACGAATACCAATTTTTGTTTCATAGTTAACATTTGTACCATGGGACAATGTATGGAAACGGAACAAGTCAACAGCCGTACCACTTTGTTTTTGTGATGTGATCCAAGGTGTTGATGCTGTTTTATAATCTTCAACAAATTCATATGACGGTAAATATGCTAACGACATTGTTACATGTGCTAATGTTGCAAATGCTGATGTTGCTGTCGGATTTTCATATTGAACGTAAACTGGATATTGAATTGATTTTGGTGAGTTACCTAATGTTGTAGACACATAATTATTGTCTGTACTAACAATTGATAATGGAATAGCCGAACCATTCCCTGCCAAAAATGATGAAAATCCAATTGCTGAATCTTGTGCTGCTGCGAATGCACCTGAAAGGTTCAATGTAAATGTACCATTAGTTCCAGGTGTACCTAAAGTTAAAGTACTTTTTTCAAATACATTTGATGCTCCATCGGTTGTTACCGGTTGTGTTGGGTGTAATACGTGAGTTACAATTTTAGTTGTTCCACCCGTTGAACTAGATTCAGCAAGGATTGCTAAACCACCATTCGTTAATTTATACCCATCTTCATACAATAAACGCGTTACTGTAATTACGTTTCCTGCTTTCAAATAATCTTCAACAACGAATGGTACATATGAATCATCTGTATATGATCCAAATTTACTAACAAATTCTCCGTAATTTGATATTTGAGTAGGAATTAGTGCAGGTCCTTTTAGTGTCGGTCCTACAATTGATGCACCAATTTGTGCAATTCCACCAGCTAAATACGATTGATCTACTTCATTCGTAAACACGCCAGGTGATACTATTCTTTCTGCCATTTAATACTCCTATGATTTTTTTATATAAATATGGGTTTATTGTGCTAAACCTTGATCTGGAGTAAATGTTCCTTCTGCAATATTGATTTGGCCTTCACCATATCGTTCTCGCATTTTCTCTAAAAGCTCAGATTCTTGTTTTCTTAAAGATTCGAATTGATCTAAATGTTTGTTTTGTTCTGCGGTCATTAATTCCGTTTGACGATTCAATACATGAAGTTCAATTGCAATGTTTCCTAGTGTGGTTGAATTTTTTGCAAAATCATTTCGTAATGCTTGAATTGCATCTAAATGTTCTGCGTCCAGTTTTCTGGTCATAACTTGTTTCCTTTTTCTTTTAATATAAGAAATTAATTGTTACATTCCAAGCATCGTAACATCATTTATGTTGATTGAAATTCCTGCACATGATAATATATCATTTTCTAATGTAAAATCTGTATAATGTATTAATGGTGTTCCTGCTACAATGTTACTTGTATCTACTCGCAATCCGTATATCGTATCTTCGATACAGATATTACCAATTAATTCATAACCATCAAATATTTCAACTGCAGTTAAAATATTGTTATTTAAAAAAGTTTTTAGTGTCATAATATTATTTATTTTAATACATTAATTGAATTGTAGATATATAATTATTAGCTCCAGCACCAACATTAAATGATGTATCAATTGAACCAAAAGTAGATATTTTTACAATTCTATTGATTGATGAACCACTGTATGTTGTAAAATTTCCTCCTACATACGCATTAGATCCACTATCAATAGCAAGAGCTGTATTTGTAGCGTCTCCGAATGCCGTTGGCGATGCGCCGAATCCTGTTCCGATATTATACGTAGTATCCAATGTTCCATTGGTATTAATTCGAACTATATAATTTCTAGATGAGCCACTGTATGTTGTAAATTGTCCAATAACTACAACTCGATTATCTGGAGTTAATTTCATATCAATTGGAGTAGAATTAAGTCCTGCACCGATGTTATATGTTGTATCTTTAGTGCCATCACTATTTAATCGAATGATTCTATTATTATTAGCAGCACCTTGCCATTGTGTAAATGGCCCAACTAAAATAATTTTATCATCTGTTTGCACGGCTACTTTATATACATCGAAATTTGGACCTCGTCCTATTTGAAATGTATTATCTATAGTGCCATTAGTATTAAGTCGCATAACATATGGATTATATTTATATGATGTGAATCCGCTTCCAAATATAAATATTTTTCCGGTTGATGTTTCCAATAAATGACCAACATCGCCTGATGGTGTTAATCCAGCAGCACTGCTAGTACTATTCAACCCAGTTATAAAATTAGTATTGATACTGCCGGATGGTGTAAGTTGTGTTATATTATTAACAAGAAAATTAGATCCACTATATGTTGAAAAATTTCCTGTAAGAGTAATATTGCCAGAAGATGAAATTGATAACATTTGATTAAACATACTACTATTAACAGCATTTATTCCTAATGTGAATCCGGTTCCTTTGAAAGATGTATCAACGGTGCCATTGCTATCTAATCTAGTAATTCTAGTTGTGCTAGCACCATTGATTGTAGTAAATGCTCCGGTTGCTAAAATTTTACCGTCAGGTTGTGTAGCTACCGATATTATGTAACTTGAAAACCCGGTACCTGCCATTGCAAATGTAGTATCTAACGTACCATTAGTATTAATACGAGCCATTCGATTTCTTGCCGGAGCTGCTGAACTACTATATCTAGTAAATGGTCCTCCTACTAGTAGCCTACTACTAGAATCCATGGTTATACAATATCCACCAATTGATCCTGAAGCTGAAGACCCAGATAATCCCGTGCCGACATTAAATGTCGTATCAAGTGTACCATCGGAATTTAATCGCATAATTCCATTTCTAGCAGAACCACTATATGTTGTAAATTCTCCAACGACAATAATTTTGCCGGTGGAATCAACTAATCCATTCAAAATAGCAGCGTTTGCACCGGTTCCTATATTAAATGTTGTATCAAGTGTACCATTAGAATTAATTCCAATTATATTATTTCTAGATGACCCACTATATGTTGTAATTCCTCCACCAATTACAATTTTACCATTAGGAAAAACTACAACTGCTGAAGGAATCCCATTTGGACCAGCTCCTGGCTTAAAAGTTGTATCAAGTGTTCCGTCAGTATTTAATCGAGCAATTCTATTAATAGATGATCCACTATATGACGTAAATGATCCACCTACTACAAGTTTTCCATCACTTTGAGTAGCTGCACAGTAAACGGCAGAATTAAATCCAATACCTGTATTGAATGTTGTATCTACATCGCCGAATCTATCAATTTTAGCAAGATAATTTGCAAACGAACTGCTATATGATGTAAACCCGCCAGCAACAATAATCTTGCCATTACTTTGTGTTGCAATACTACGTACGGTGCTACTAGCTCCAATTCGTTGTTTCCATGTTGTATCTATCTGGCCGAACGTGTTAACCCGGATTAAATTTCGAGCTGTAGAACTGCTATATGATGTAAATCCGCCGCCAATATAAAGTCCGGAGGACGCAGTTACTAATGTCCATGCATTACCGGTAAATCCAAATGGCCCTTGCAATGTTGGATCTACAGTACCATTAGTATTAATACGTACAAAGCCGTCGCCATGCGTAAATGATCCACTATATCCTTGTGCAGTAAATGCACTAGCAATAATTTTGCCGTCTGATTGTGACATAATAACTTGTGGCCCATTGCCACCAAATCCAGACCCAGAAATAAATGTTGTGTCTACAGTGCCATCTGTAAATATTCTTAGGATTTTGCCCGTATTAGTTGTATTATATGTAGTAAATTCACCACCTATATATAACGTACGTAATGCGTTAGCAACTGCTTCTGCCGCTGCATCTTGTATAAAAGCAAATGGTGTAAACATATTATTTTAAATTTCTTATTGCACTTAAATAAATATTTGTAGTGTCAAATGTGATGAATGTAACTATATCAACTGCGTTGGCAACAGCAGAGCCTGTATATAATGAACCTGATTTAAATGCTGCCGGGAATGATACTTTTCCAGTACCTGCAGATCCTTGTACAATCAACATGTTTATTGTTTGTCCTGGTAAATAATTTGATGCAGATACGTGTGTGGTAACACCATTGGCTAATGAACATGTAAAGAAGTTTGCTTTAGAAAAATCTAATGATGCTGTATTTGTTGTTATTGTTGGTAACATAACAACACCTCGCAATGACCCCGATACAATTGTTGAACCTGATATATTAACATTTCCAAACATACTAGTTGATCCACTTAAAATGGTTGATCCTGAAACTGTCAATGAAGTAGTACTTCGAAAATTTCTTGCGGATAATGTTACTGATGTAGGATTAAATACTAATGTTGAATCTGTTGCTGCTGTATTATATGCATTTTGATTAGGTGAATTAAATAAAATATAATTATCATTTTGAGTTTCTGCAGGAGAAGCATTGTATATAGTTCTAGCTGTAGCAGCAAATGATGCTGTTGTAGAAGTTGATGCATTACCGGCAAAATTTGCAGCTGTTAATGTGTCTGTACTTGGATTCCATGTAAGATTACTTGAATCAACTTGTATTTGTTGATGGCCGCTCGTTGATGAAACAAATGTTGGATAATATGTTGCGTTGGTTGAGACATTGTTTGTAATACTAACAACTGATGCTGATGTTGCTGATGCAACACTTCCCAATAGGAATGATGCAGTTGCTGCGGTAGTTGCAAATGATGCTGATGCAACACTTCCTAATAGGAATGATGCTGTTGCTGCATTTGTTACATATGATGCTGTTCCTAGAAGTGATCCGGTGAAGCCCATTGTTGCCATTACAGATCCAGTTACTTCAACTCGATTATCATATGCTAACATTAAATTGTTTCGGCCTACGCCTTCGGCACCATTTCCTATAATGAATGCACCTGCTTTGGAACTTGTTTGGTTGAATTTACCAACAACATGTTGTTTCCATCCTAATGCTATATTATTATCGCCGGCGACGTATGAATAGTTTCCTATGGTTACACTGCTAACGCCTGTTGCGTGTGATGCGTTACCATATGTTTCTTCAATCCAACTAAAAGCTTGTGGCTGTCCATATATCCCAATTATACACTTGCTAGCAAGTGTTAAAGATGTGTCAGTTAAGGTAACAACAGTTTTATTACCATCCCAGGTTGAGTAATCAACCGTAAAAACGTATGCGGTTGGCTCTGACGCGATTAGCGTATTGATATCGTGTAAAACAATCTCAACACCGTTTGTGAAATATGATGTAACATCGCCGGCTTGTTCTAAAATGAAAGCTCCAGAAATCACCTCCGGAGTTTGCAAACCCCAGCCCCCAGCAAGTGTACCTTCGCCCTCTGTATGAGAATTAAATGCATATGCAATAGTGTTAAAGCCTTCTGCGTGACTGAAAACACCGCGTGTTTCGTTTTGGTTTCCTTCAGCATGCGATCCATCTCCATATGCAATATTAGAACGGCCTTCAGCATGCGAATATTGTCCAATGGCAAAATTAGTACGGCCTTCAGCATGGCTATAATCATTATATGATTGATTATATGAGCCTTCTGCATGCGCCCCATTGCCGCCGGTTTCATAATCTCCTGTACTAGTAGAGGTAGCGTATGCAATACTTCCGCCGGTGTAGCCAGAGAGATTGGGTCCATATACATTAATTACTGTATTTGGCGTTGTCCAAATGGATGAAGATATTAGAGCAGGAGCATATCCGAGTCCGGTTGTTTCATAATATTGTATATAATTTCCCGCAGCGAGAGAACTAGTTATATTGCCATACTTTGAATTAACTATAATTTCTGTAATACCATTAATGGGACTACTAGTAGAATCTATTAAATATGCGTCGTTGCGACCCGTTGTGCTGCCGACGCCTTCAGCATGCGATCCGGTGCCGTATGCAATAGTGCCAGCGCCTTCAGCATGTGAAGAAAGTCCTAATGCTTTTGATTCACCTCCTTCTGCGTGTGAATATCGTCCCGTTGCCGTTGTAAAATATCCTTCGGCGTGTGCATTGCTTCCATAGAATGTATTCCATGTTTGTGATTCTTCTTGATTTTCAAGAAACACATATGTAGCTGCGCCGCTGAGGGCGTCTAATGATGCATAATTTGACATTGTTGGTATTGTCAACGTTGTAATATTTGTACCAGAATCGTACGATGATGACAATATTGTAGTATTAACAACATCATATGGGTCGTCGGTTGGTGCTGGTGGCGTCGTTGTGTATTGTACCTGGAAATGTATGTATGCGCCCGCAACTGCTGAATTTGGATATTGTGATAATACATCTCCTTGAACATATACTTCTGTTTGAGTGAAATAATCACCACTACTAGTAGCTGCGTTACGTAATCGTATACCACCCGCCGTTGTGAAAAGACCTTCAGCATGAGCGCCTGTGTCCATAGTTGCAGTTTTTTGTCCTTCGGTGTGCGAAACATCTGCATCTGCATATGTGCCGCTGCCTTCGGCATGAGCTCCTCCTCCATTTGCATATGTGACAGAACCTTCGGCATGAGCTCCGTAGCCATTTGCTTGAGTGCCGTTACCTTCAGCATGACTGAAATCGCCAAGTGTGCGTGTTTGAACGCCTTCTGCGTGTGAAGCACTTCCCGATGCTTGAGTAAAATATCCTTCTGCATGAGAATAAGATCCAGATGTACTTGCAAGCCATCCTTCTGCGTGACTAGACTCTCCATATGCTCTAGTTAGGTATCCTTCCGCATGGGTTCCGTAGCCAATTGCACGATTGTTAACGCCTTCAGCGTGAGAATAAAGACCTGATGCAGATGATGTAAATCCTTGTGAAAGTGACCCCGTTATGGTTAATGATCCAGTTATATGTGCAGACCCGGTAAATGGAAAAACAGTTCCACCAGGTGCCCATGAAGCTGATACTGCAAATGATGCTGTACCTAATAATGATCCCGTAAATGATGTTGCGTTTATATTTCCGGAATAATTAAATGATCCGGTACCGGTCATTCCAGATCCGGATATTGCTAATGCTGTTACTGATCCTGAAGAAAATCTTGCTATCGTTGCTGCAGGATATGCACCTACTGTTACACCTAATCCTAATGTAGCTTGATTAGCACCAGGTGTTACATTCATTCCGTTATTAATACTAACTACTTGGCCAAAAGACGTTACGTTAGTACTTGGTGATATTGTAATATGTGTGCCCGTTCCTGAACTACCTATTTGACCGCTACTATTAAAGAACAGGTTCTGCCCAGTGCTTGCTTGTAAATTATACGAACCGGTTACAATTACAGCTTGATTTAATTGATTTAAATATGATGCTGTTCTAGCAAATGAAGCTGTACCTAATAATGATCCGGTGATTCCTGAAGTGACTGTTAATGAATTTAGTGAGGCATTAGAGCCTGACACTATGACGCGATTCCATGATGGCATATTATATTTCCTTTTTTAGATTGCGGTTAGATACATACACTTATGCCGTGTGTGCGCCTACTTCCTTGCGGCCAACAATCTCAATTTAATATAAATATGGTTACTTAAGTTTCTTATCCGTCGCAATTGCTTTTTGTAAATCTTCTTGTTTTTTAGTTTGTTCTGCAGTTAACATCTGAGAAATTTGAGTTAACTCGTGTTCTAATTTAGTTTGAAGATTTGCTAAGAAGCGTGCATCTTTACCAGCAATTGTTATGAGGTCTAAAGATTGACGAATTGTTTGAATTTCTGGTACAGTTAAATCGATTGAAAAAATATCCATAACTTATTATTTAGTTTGTTCTATGTATTGATTTTGCAGTTTAATAATTAGATTATAAAACATTTCAACTTGTTCGCCGATAATTGTTACTGATTTCAATTGATTCAATAAGAATTCAATCTCTTCCGGTGATAATTGATTAGGATCAATTGTACTAGTAATCGTGCTTGTTAACTTGTTGATAATGCCCATCGTAACCTTTATTATTAATAATATAAAATATTATGCATAAATCCAAATTGAACTGTCTGAAGTATTAACATACATGTTACCGAACCCAGTTGATGCGCCGCCATAAATAGGATCGCCGGTTGGATTAGAAGATGATCCAGAAACTGTTACAACAAAACTATTTGCTGCTACAGAAATTGCACCCTCTGCTACACCTAAAGCTACACCCCAACGAAGAATGGTATCTCCATCATAAAAGAAAGCACTTCCTTGTCCTGCTGTGGTACCTTCAATAATAATACCACCTTCTTGTGTTGGCGATACAGATCCCGAACCATGGTTCAATATAACGAAACGATCTTCAACACTTAAATTGGTTGTATCAATAATAGTAGATGTACCATTAACAGTTAAATTACCGGTAACAACTAAACTATTATTAACTGTGGTATTTCCTGTTGCTGATCCGATACTTACAGTGGTTGCAGCACCACCTACATTCAATGTAGTTGCATTTGTATTAAACAATGCTGCTGTGGTACCTGTTGTAGTAAGAGCTGTCGAGGTACCATTGTTAATTGCAATGTTACCGTTGGTAATTGTTAAGCCAGCAAATGTAGGTGTTCCTGATGTTCCTAATCCAGTTGCTACAATATCACCTGAGCTGACACCGTTTGTAGTTAAAGTATGTGTACCTTGACCTGAACCTGCTGCTAATACTGATGAAGAAACAATTCCAGCTGGTGTTCCTGTTAATCCTGAATAAGGAGCTGTTGATGCAAATGAAGCACTTGTTGCTTGTGTTGCAAATGATGATGTTACTGTTAATGTATTTGTTGTAGCATTAAATGTTAATGCCGCTGAATCAACACGTACTGCTCTGTTTCCAGTAGTACCATCAGCAAACATAACATAATATGGACCAACACCAGTAGTTGTGTCTGTTACTGCTACGTTGTTTGCAT